TGCACAATTTCAGTGTCTGGGTCTTTGGAAGGAATCCCTGTGGATTCACAATCAATAATTAAAGTGTTAGGGTCGGCAAGACGACTAATGGCCCACTCTTTAGCTGTCTGTTTCCTCTGTTGTCGTTGACCAATCTGCGTGATTGTCTTTTCCAATTCGTATCCTCCATTCTAGAATTTTGCAAACTGTTTCTTCTAGTGTGTTCGCGTAGCCAGACGCTCTGTCGGGAGATTCCTCAGGGCCATCCCACAATGTCCAGAAGTAGGTGATTTTACCATTTTTGATGGTATCAATTATTTCTATTTTCATGTGGACATCGGCAGAATGGAGAAATCATGGGAATTTAAAATCCCTCGGGATTCTGATTTCCCTCCCTTTCTACAATAGCTATAAACAAGTCCCGTAAACCGCAAGCGTTGGCCCTGAATCAAATTCAATTTGAGTTTTTTGAGGTGTTTTGTGAGAAACCACAGATGTGTGAGGGGGAAGGATTCCCCCAAAGGAAGAGGAGTAACGATCAAATTCACTAGGAGAATAGTCTGCAGGTATTTTTTAGAAGGATGTTCACGAAATTCTTTGATTCTGCCCGAAACTTCCACGACGCATCCCTCGAGAGGTTGCAAAATTTCCCGGAATTCTGGGCAGTAGATACGCTCATTAATTGGTATTTTCGTGGTGTAGTTCATTTCTGCCCTCTCCACTTGCAATATAGCTATCGGTTTGCGCAGTAAACCGGGGGTAAGAAATATAAAAGAAACTACATAATGACTGCCAAAGAAATTTTAGGGATCAATAAGAAAGAATTCACTGAGAAATTGACAAGAATTATCGATTCTCATAGAGCTAACAGCCGCATCATCGGTGAGCCAAGGGATTTTTTACTAAGGGTGCTGAAATTGGCCCCGCAATGGTATAAACTGGCACAGCACCCGGATACGCTCGTTTACCTTCGTAACCAGGATCTGGCAGGAGGCAGGAAAGTGAAGATGATATCTCTTGAAGGTGGTGGCACAAAACAACCCGCGCCCAAGGCAAAAATTATTGAGGCCCTATACCCAGCTAAAAAGATTGCAACGACTGCAACTATAGAGGAAAAGCATTTCAACGCAGTCAAAGCGGCAATGCGCAATGGCGTGGCCAATCAGCTAGCCGACTACAAAGCAACCGTTCATTATCCGATAGAATGCAAAATCACTGGTCGTCGCTTGATTCGTGGCACTAAAGTGGATATAGATCACTGCAACAAACCATTTGCTCAGATAGCAGACGAATGGATGAGCTATTCAATGCTCACTTATGCTGAAATAGTGCTTTCCGGACCGCCTAACAATAAGCGCATTAAAGATAATGCATTATGGGAATCGTGGAAATCTTGGCACAAAATCCATGCCAGTTTTGCCATAGTGTGCGCCAGTGCCAATAGATCAAAAGGAGCCGCAGGTTATGCGACTCCAGTGGAACTAATCGGTTCTTTCAAGCCAGTATCAGATGACGAAATCAATTTGGATTTTTAGACGTAAACTCCGCTGATTGTAGGATCAAAATTATATAATGCTGCAACCGTAGCCGCAGAGTTTATAGTCGCAGTCTTTGTTGTTACTTGATCATCCAAGAATGTTTGGTAGTCGCCTAGCGTCACAGTAGGATAATCAGCAGCTAGAAGAAGATTTACGTCTGCGGCACTAAATAATTGAACAAAAGAATGAGCGCGTGTTTGAACATTTGCCTCAATCGCGGAATTCACTCTTAATTCTTGAATTAGATAAGCCTTGGCATCTACTAAAGATAAAGTGGGATCCACACTACTAATTAGCCAATTGTTATCATACCAATATAATACAGTGTAATCCTCTACTACAACGGGGGGAGCAATTTGTGTGAATCCAGTAGTAGGTAGTATTTGATCGGGAGTATTTATTACGAGTTGTTGGCCTAGAATAAAAGAATTACCACCATAAACTGTTCCGTCTAAATTGCAATAGTAAATCTCTGGGTTATCTTGCCAATAAATTATATCAATAGCCTGATCAATATAAGTCTGATATGGCGCTATCGAGGTAATATATTCATTTGGTGGCTTGGTGTCAGTTACAGGGTCTCCTACAAATTCAATCCAACCAGAAGTGCCATACCATTGGATAGCGTGAATAAGCGGATCTAATCCGGTGAAATCTATGGGTCTTGCAGCTTGAGAATCAATAATGATTAGGGAGTCTGAGGGAACTACAGTAATACGTGCCATAACTAATTTTCTGAAGGTGATTCGGTGAGTTCAAAAACTTGAACGGGTGTTGGTGTTAAACTATTGACTTGATTTGGAACCAGAATATTTGCCAAGATCTGATTGGTGATAGTTGCTTTTGTCACCATTTCGTTTCTTAAACTCTCAACAGCTGCTCCAGTGCCCCGTTGCTGAGAAGAATTTTCAATCATTAGCATTGGTACTGTGGTTATTACGCACTGAGTGCTATCTACATCTTTACCGGTGTTAACATCGTAACCCCGTATGGTCACCCACATTGCGCATTCGCTTTCAATGCAGGTTTTATTTATAAAAGGGCAGTGGTTTTTTCTTTTTTTCATGTCATTGTTTTGTGCAAACTAGGCTATCCTTGTATTTTACCCCGAGTGCAAGAGTAGATCCAGAGACAGAACCGCTAATATTGCCTGGTACACTAAGAGGGTGGCCGTGATTACCACCAGAGGAGTTAACGAATAGAGGACTATAGGAAATGGTGTGGTTGTGTCCACCATTATTGTTAGCCGCACTTGAGATTTGCAAGGCATTCACGCCAAAAGCACCACCATCGAGATTAAAACTGTTTGAGTTGGGCTTAGTGTCAAACATCCCGTTTACATCGTGATTATGACTTGGCGCTTCATTACCACCAATAGAATAATCTTGGCTATTTGTAACAATCAAATTATTTCCTTGACCAGTAAAAATAACGTCAGTACCATCGGTACCGCTGTTAGACCAGGTTGCTGAGGCATTAATGCTACCACTAACCGTCTGGTTTGAAAAAGCGCTGGTAAAATTATTACTTCCGCCCGTACCACCGCCGGATCCACTTACTAATCTTAAAGCAGTTTGATCTACATTGTCACGTGACCATCCCGTAGGAGCAGAAGCCTGAACAAAAACTAATCGGTAGCCAGCAGGGAAATTATCTTCAGAATCACCACCTCCAGAGCCAGTCCAAGAAATTGTTACAACTCCTGTGGATTGATCAATAGATATGTTAGAACCAGCAATTATTGAGTTTACGCCAGCAGCTGAGGTGTTGCTTATTGTGCCATCTCCGGATATGGCTACATTTGACCCTTGCTTTACAGCTCCTACATTAGTCGCTCCTCCAGGAGGGGCGAGAAGTTGACCAACAGTTAAAGCCATTTTAATTTCTCCTGCAAAGAATCAGGTCTCGATACTTAACCGCTAAATTTATATTATTCATAGAAATACTAATGGTATTAATGTTTCCTGACGAGGAAAGAGGATGATTATGAGATGAGGTGTTTCCTGTAAAATTAGTTGAGACTGGTGCTGCAAAAGAGTGTTGGTGAGCGCCTCCACCACCCACAAAGGTCGTGGGTCGATCTTCGCCTAGTTGAATGCCTCCACAATTATTTAAGAGTGATTGGGTTCCTGCCAGATTGTAACATGTCTGTTGCACGTTGTGCCGGTGGTTACCCGACTGGTTTGAAGTTAAAGTAGTAGCTGCGGCAACAGCTCTACCACCTGCCAAATCTCCACCACCAGAGGGAGTAATATTTGTGTTGCCAACATTAGAGTTAATGGAGTATGTGGCGTTACTGGATGAAGCGGTTGGTGAATAGGATTGAAAAGCCGAAGTAAAGTCTTGACTTCCACCTGTACCACCACCGGACCCGCTAACAATTCTAAGCATCCCGTTATCAAAATCTGTATTTTTAGTCCAGTTTGTAGGCGCTGAAGATTGGCTAAATGGCATTACTGTGCCGGACGGAAAATTAGTGCCGGCTGGAGCAGTTGTTAAAGATATATTGATTGAACCCGTATTTGCAGAAAGAGTTATATTGTTCCCGGCGTTTATTCGAGAAACACCTCCAGCGCCAGCAACGGACATAACGCCGCTATTGTCTATTGTAACACCGGATCCTGCCTGGACAGCTCCGATTTTGCTGCCTGCTGGAGGCGTTAAAAGTTGTGCTACATTTAATGCCATTTTAATTTTTACTACAGAGGATAGCGTCTATATACTTAACTTGTACGTTTAAATTATTACCGCTGAAATTCTGAGAACTATTAGCTGATGTAGCGTTCCAAGTGTGTGTGTGGGTTTTGGGGTCTAGATTCCATGTGGCTGATTTATCCGGTATACCGTGATTGTGCGATTGGCTTGCATTAGAAAAGTCAGTTGGACGGGTTGTACCTAAATCAATATTGCCTTTATCTTCGAAGACAGAGCAGTAAGATCCGGCGGGGCCATCATTATTTGCCATAAAAACAGTATGATTATGGTTTGCAAAAGTATTAGTGTCAAGTGTCACACCACCCAGTGCTGCATTTGTTACAGAATAATTACCGGATGGGTTAATAGTACCAGAACCAGTGGTGCCTGAAATAGTAATACCACCGACGTTGTATGTGCCGGTAGGTGTAATATTATTGAAAGCAGTTGTGAAATCCACAGATCCTCCGGTGCCACCGCCACTACCTGAAACAACACGCAAAGCGTAGTTATCCTGAGAGGTTAATCGAGTGTATCCAGGGGGAGCAGTAGAATTAAGAACTAAGATAGTTGTGCCAGTTTGAAAAGGTTGAGCAGCGGCGGTTATTGCGTTTACTGTAACATTCCCAGTAGAGGAAGAGACACTAACCCCATTGGACCCAGAAACACTTGTAACACCTGGCGTTCCAGATGTAGCATTAACGGTGCCATCGCCTGTAATCGATACATTAGTGCCGGCTTTAATACCTCCTATAACACCTGGGCCTCCAGGCGGAGCAAGTAATTGTATGGTATTAATAGGCATTCATTAAGACTCCGGAAGTTCTAGAAAATTCTGGGCTTGAGGTAAAGTTTGAACATTAGCTTTTACTACCATGTTTCCTAAGATTGCATTGGTTGTATTGGCCTTTGAGACCATCTCATTACGCAAACTTTCAACAGCGGACCCCGTACTGCGCTGGCGTGAACTATTTTCAATTAGCAGAATTGGAATTGATAAAGCAATACACTGATTTTGATCTATCTCTTTGCCGGTATTTACATCATACCCCTTAATAGTACACCACCAAGCGCACTCACTCTCGATACAAGGTTTTTTGAGTAAGGGGCAAATGACTTTCTGTGATTTTGAGAACATTAGTTTTTCCTGCAGAGAATAAGATTACAATATTTAACTGAAAAATTGACAGTACCAGCGTTTACATTTCCGTCTGAGGCTGTACCCCCAAAAGAGAAAGTATGATCGTGATTTAAACCACCGCCATTGGAAAGTGTAGCGGCATTGCTATTACTAGAGTGGCTGTGGCTCTGGTTTTGTCCTACATCAGTTGATACTTTATTAAATTGACTATAGTCAGATGGCCCAACATCAGCCACATAACCCCAAATTCCGGGGGCACTTACCATCGATAAAGAGTGATTGTGAGTAGGCATACTACCTTCTGGAATCCCAATTGCGTCTGCATTTGCTGTAAAAAGAGTCGCTCCAGTGGGTACTCCGACAAATTGTGAAGATGTTCCAGTAACTGTAACGCCAGCCGAAGCCGTTCCAGTTATAGTGTAGTTTGTTTGAACATCTGTAAATCCCCGGCTCCCGCCCGATCCCCCACCACTATTCGGGATAATTCTTAAAGTTTTATTGTCTTGTCCTGAACCAACCCACCCAGTTGGAGCTGATGCCTGATAGAAAGGCATTAATGTACCAGACGGAAAATCGTCATCTCCGCCTGTCCCCCCTGAGTAAGTTAAATTAACTACGACATTTCCTATACCGCTGGGAGGATTTAAGGAAACGGTGGAATTACCACTAATTAATTTTGTAACAGAGGTTCCGCCGCCACCGGAAAAACTTACTGCACCAGTTCCACTAATGGACGTATTTGCCCCACCAGCTTTCACTGCCCCAATAACCCCGGGACCGCCAGGAGGTGTCATAAGTTGAAGTCTTGTAATTGCCATTATGATTTAGTGCAAATTAGTGCATCCACATATTTAATACTTAAGTTTATAGAATTCGCACTTACTGGAGCAGAAACTGACCCTGATAAAGTTAAGTCGTGTCCGTGTGTTTGTGCGTTACCTGAAAAGGTTGCTCCTCCTCCTAAACCGTGGGTGTGCGGTTGACTCCCACCTGCAAACCCTGTGGTAACTAAATCAGCTGGTCCAAATGGTCCACTTGTAGCCAATTTTTGATCCCCGCCTGAGCTAAGTACATTAGGAGCTATGTGGTTGTGAGTTGGTAGTTGGTCCTGATTTAAAACAGTTCCTCCGGATACCCAACCGGGATTATTTATATCCCCTGTAGGAGTTAAAGTTCTTTGGGTGAATCCTCCGCCCACTGAATACGATAAATTAGCGGATCCACCTAGAGTTTTATTTGAAAAAGCCGCAGTAAATCCGTCACTACCAGTTGCACTACCGCCGGAGGTTGAAATTCTTAGAGCAGAATTATCTACACTCGTATTCGTATTCCACCCCGTTGGAGCAGACGGTTGTGGAAAAACCGTGGTAGTCCCACTTGGAAATCCACTGCGAGGGGGAACATTTATAGCACTAATAGTAAATATGTTGGCATTTGATGTAATTGTGCAATTAGTCCCCGCTGCCATATTAGATACAGGTGCTGTCCCTGTCACCGCATTTAGACTACCATCACTGGCAATTGCACAATTTGAACCAGCTTTTACTGTGCCTACGACACCAGGTCCCCCCGGCAAAGTAGTCAATTGTCCTTTTGTGAGTGCCATTAGTTTTTCTGTATTACGAGGGAGTCTAGATACTGAATGCTCAAGTTAATAGAATTTCCTGTAAAAGTTCCAACGGGGACTGAAGCCGAACCAACAGCGGTATGAGTGTGACCAAAAGGATTACAATTTAAGCCAATATCAGTAGCTTTACCGAAGTGGTTGTGTGATTGACCACCACCTGCTGTAGTCATAGTAACTGCAGGTCCTGGCACAGGAATAATCTGAAAAGTATTGTTGGTCGTAACGAGTCCAGCTCCTCTTTCTGCACCACCACTGTACTGTCCACCCGTAACAAAGTGGGCGTGAGCTGCCATCTGACTGTCATTTATTGTAGTAGCTTGCCAACCAGTATTTGCGAAGCTAATATTTCCACTTGGAGACAAATCCGCATTAGTTGAAGTGCCTTGGGAACTATTTCCTGATGCCGCATTAGTGCTCCCACTTGTTGATTTCGTTGTATAAACATCTGTGAAATTTATGCTGCCTCCCGTTGACCCCCCATTACTACTCACAATGCGAATAGCTGCATTGTCAATATTAACTGTGCTCCATCCTGTCGGTGCTGAAGCATTATTGATTACAACTCGTGTCCCACCTGGAAATGGGGGTGAAGGACCTGGGCCGGTATAAGATAATGTAACATCACCTACGCCACCATTATTTACGGACATATTGCTTCCGGCTACAACTTGGAAAACTCCAGCGGTTGTGCCTCCTCCTCCGGGACAGCTTATTGTCCCATCGGTGGCTATGTTAACTCCGCTACCACTCTTTACAGCGCCTGTGTCTCCTGGGCCTCCCGGTAAATCCAGAAGTTGAGCGGATGTTATAGGCATTTTTAGGGGTGTGTTGCAACGTAGTCGTCAAAGTCTGCTTGTAATTGAGTGAGTTGAGCAGATAGCTGTTGAATTGCCAAAACAACTGGGGCAATTAATTCTTCATTACGGATATAAGGAACATCTGGTCCTGGACCTGCTACCTCGGCAACTCCTGCTACGCCTAAATCCCCTTGTAAGCCAAGAGAACTATTTAAGGTTACAACTGAGCCAGCAATGAAGCCCCAATGAATGGTGGTGCCAGGAACTACATCATACTGCATGGGCCCCAATTTACCATCGAGTAAAGCTGGGCTTGGGTCAATTTCCCACTCTCTATAAGGAATAATCCTCTCTTCGGTGTTTACATACGCAACTGGCTCAAGAGCATTCACATAATCAAGACCGAGCTCTTCTTGTAGAGCAGATACTGAGAAAAGAGGTGACTGTCCAACAATCGGTGGATTAACGACCCATAAATTTGCTACTTTATTTGTGGGATTACCTAGATCATCCGAATTATTAGTCCAAGGCACGAAGTTACCATTTCCACCCATAAACCATCTTTCTGCCATGGCTGTGGCAGTGTCAAGTGTATTCCAAAACACAATGCGTGTGGCTTCATTAATATCAGATGCCTGATAACAAGAAATTTGTGCCCGTGGAATACCGGTAGGGTTATTTGGATATGACTCGCACCAAAGAACATTTCCTATCTCATCGCCTGCCTCAATACTTTGAATATTGTCAATATCCCCTTCTCCTCTACAGAAACGTAATCGACCAACAAATTGATTATCATCTCCAAAATAGAACATTGCCGAACCAGGATTTCTCTGTCCTATTTCGGTGAATTTATCAGACCAACCTTGATAAGTAGTGCTTCCTAAAAAATATGAGGGGGGAATTGCTTCAGGTCTACCTGCAACGATCTGGCCAAAATCGTTTAACCAAAAGCCAATGTTACTGGCAGAAGTCGTCATCCCTATGTAGTTTGGTCTTGGAGAGTATAAACCTGTTCCTAAATCGCTACCTGTGAAACCGACTGAAGCAGTTGCCGAAGATCCGGCAAAGAGTTGTAGACGGCCAGTTAAAGTACCACCTGTTAAAGGTAGAAAGTTAGTAGGCCCCGTTTGACCAGATATGGTTCCGTCTGGAGCAATCGTTATATTCGTTCCTGCTTTAACACCTCCAATAGCGGTGCCGGTTGGTGGCAATAGATTGGCGGTTCCATCTGCTGCAAAACTTAAACCGGTTCCGGCTTTAGTAGCACCAACAATACCGGGACCACCTGGCGTAGCCAGTAATTGAGCTTGTGCTAGTGGCATCTTTATTTATGTATATAAATCATTTTACCCTTTACTGGACTAAGCCTAAGAAGGCTCGTGCTGAGAAAGTGGCGCCAGTCGGGGGGGCACCGGTGAAATTCACTCTTGAAGTTAATGGGTCGTATGTATAAGCAAGACCAGGGGCTTGTAGAATGCCGCCTACTTCCAAAATTATATCTTGTTGCTGAGCTTGAGTACTCAGGGGAACCGTGCCCACAGCTAGATTAAACGAAGTTAAAACACCGTTGAATTGTGATGCGATTGAGTCTATAGAGACTATAGAAACACCAACAGCTGAGACAGCAGGTGCTATCGCCGGAGGTACGAGACCAACAAATGCCCGTCCAGAGAAACTTGTGCCGGTTGGTGGAGCAGAAGTAAATGTAATGGTCGCAGTTGTTTCATTGTATGAATAAGCTAGTAATGGCGCTTGTAAAGCTCCACCCAGCTCAATCAATAAAGCTAAATCAGTTATCGTTGGATCTAAATTTACACCCCCTGTTTTTAAGATGAAGCTAGCACTTGTGCCATTAAATTGAGAAGCAATGGAATCTATTAATACAATATTAACAGGAGAGGGAGTGGGACCAGATCCAGCGTTT